TCTAGTTGCACAAGAGAACAAGACTAGTGGCAGGCTAGACCGTGCATGGCGTGAGTCATACCACATGTCACATCAGGTAACTGGTTACAACGTGGCGGCTGGTGTGTTTGCTAATACAATAGTAGACCGCGGCTTAGTCATTGGCCTAACGCTGCCGTTGCCTAGATCCATCACTGATGGCATAGCATACGTGCCTACCATACGGCCACAGTTTATGAAGGATCAGTGGCTCAAGTGGGTGCTGCACACTATTGACCTGCATGACACATACATAGATGATCCTATGTCTGCACCTAAATATACACACAGCTGCAATCGTTATTTTAGACCATGCAGTTTCATTCCACTATGCGCTAGTGATCCAGAAGATCGCAAGCTCATATACAATGACATGCCATCGGACGAGTGGAGTCCGCTGCATGAACAGGCAACAGGAGATTAAACATGTCTGATGACTTGCTTATGCCACAGATGGTGCCTACGTTTGTACGCAAATACTCTAAGACAAGTGAGGCTGATGACATCATTAGCCGCCTAAGCGTGCTAAAGCCTGGTGAGGGATACGTAATCCCTAACTCCGCAGACAAGATCAGGGTGAGTAACTTTCTTAAACCAGTCAATCTATACAGCGAGCGCATTTATCGTTGTAAGAAGATTGGTGAAGCGCTATGGGTGTATCGTGAGCGATGAGGCTAGGTGCAATTGAGGTACAGTCGCAGTCTGCTAAGACAGAACAGTTGACTATGCTGCTATGGGGCAAGCCTGCATGTGGCAAGACAGTCCTAGCATCTACTGCACCAGGCAAAAAGCTATGGCTACTGTTCGATCCTAATGGCACTGCATCACTGCCTAAGCGTGATGACATTCTTGTTGCTGACTTCTCTACATACAACACAAAGAAGATGGCAGACTTCAAACAAGGTGGCAGCATCGAGCGTGACTTACTTGATCTATTCAAGCAGGATAAGATTGACACTGTTATCATCGACAGTGTGACTAGCTTCACACAACTTGCAATGCGTTATGCTATTGAGCACAAAGACAGTAGCAATAACTCATTCAAGTCATCTATCGAGTCGCCAGGGCTACGTGCGTATGGCACTCGTACTGCATTGACTGTTGACTTCTTGCTCATGGTAGAGATGGTAAGTCGATCTAATGGCTGTCACTTCATCATTATTGCACATGACATGGAGACATACGACAGCAAGCAAGAGATTGAGTCCATCACTATGTCACTTAAAGGTGGTGCTGCTGATGCAATACCACCACGCATCAGTGAGATATGGCGCGTAGAAGATACAGGACGTGAGCGTTTAGTTTACGTTCGTAATCATGGTTTGCATAAACCAATGCGCACTAGAATGTTCATCACTCCTGATGGACAAAGTAGGTTCAAGTGGACCTACGATCAACAGAAAGGAACAGGTCATGGTATCGAAGACTACTACAAATCGTGGAAAGACGCCGGATACAACAAAGTCAACCTCCCTGTGTGATGATGTATTTGACAATGCCAATGCACACATTCAGCAAGGCATTGAGTTGCTTCACAAAGCACGTACTCAGTTTGCACTAGCGTACGAACTAGCAGCACCTACATACCGTGAAGCTGATTATGGTGTGATGATGCGTGTAGTAGATGGACACATCAAAGTGTACGAATGCACCGCCATGCTTAACAAGCTGTTCGGTGAGACACAGATTGACCAGGACACAGCACGGCCATTCAACCCGTAGTGTCTGGTCCACCAGATCGCATACCACATGTAGTGGTTGACATGGTGTGCGTACTAGCCTACAACCATTTTGTTGCAACAAGAGACAGGAATGCCTAAATGACTGATGAAAATATGCCTAGCGTGTTTGAGTTTAGCACTGACATTAACGATGCTAAACCCCCTAGCCCTCTGCCTGTAGGTGAGTATCGTGGTTCCGTCATCACAGCAGTTGGTCAGAAGTCTAAGAACAGCGGTAATCGTATGGGTGTGTTTACTCATCGCATTACTCCTGACCAGTATCCTGTAGATTTCGCTGATGGCGATCCAGAGGGCGTGTCACTCATCACCTACCGTGTGATGGAGAATGCACCTAAGTACCTGTATATGGTAAAGCAGATGTGCGCTGACTATGGCGTGCCCATTCGCCGCACCCCAGATGGTGGCTCGAAGATTGAGCTGTCTGACTTCATCGGGCAGGACGTGCTCATCACGGTTGAGCATGAGGAATACCAGGGCCAGGTTCGCGCCAAGGCATCCCGTGTCCGCCCGGTCTAAATCAAAGAAAACCACTAAGCCGGTCGATTCTGTATTGACAGAACTACCGGCTACCCCCTATATTCCACCTACGGCAACGACGCCGAACATGACAAGGATTCTACCCATGGCCAAGGCCCCAAACGCTGATGCAGTTGCTCTTGACACTGCCCCCAAGGTTGCTTATGTAGTGCTAGACGCAAGCTGTGATGCTGGGGCCGTGCGCTCACTCATCAAGGGTGTTACGCTAAACCGTAACGAAATCCTTTCGTTCGCGTTCGATGAAGCTGGTGACGGCGAGATGCCAAAGGTGCTCAAGTTTGAGCTAAAAGCTGGCAAGCCACGCACCAAAAAGGCTGTGGACGCTGCCCCAGCGGCCTAAGCCCATAGGGTAGTACGCTCTGGCCCGGTTACCGGGACACCGTTCCAGCAGTGGCAGTAGGTGCCACGCTACCCTCCTAGAAAGGCCCATGTCGATCCCCCGGCATGGGCCTTTTTTAGGTCCAGTGATGTGCTACAATAATCAGAGGGCATACATGGCAGTTATGAAGATACTCGTGCCGGTGCCTGAGAAGGCTCCACGCGGTAGAGGACTTCAAGGTTATCATCACAAGAGTGGTGCTAAATCAGTACGCTTTCACTTCGATGATCTAGACCTGATCGAAGAAGAAGCAGAAGCATTGAACATGTTACCAAGTGCGTTGATTAGATGGTTCACTTTGCATTGTGTAAAGCAGCTGCATCTAGTACGTACAGGCGAAGACAAGGACATTAGCCCCTAAATGAAGATCATTGACATATCTCAGTTAGATGAGAAGCAGGTTGAGGCAATCAATCGCTGTCTCGATACTACTAAGCGATGCGTAGGTGTTACTGGGCCAGCAGGTTCAGGTAAGACTACGATCATTCGCTTTGCATATGAGAAGCTAGTCGAGGCAGGCTATTCAGTGCGTGTTGCCGCGCCGACTGGTAAGGCTGCTAAGCGCATTCGTGAAGCAACTGACCTACCAGCAAGCACTATTCACTTACTGCTAGAGTTTACTTCACCTAGCGAAGAGGATCCAAAGACTGGTAAGCCATATGGTGACACGTTCCCTAGGCGTACCAAAGAAAATCCACTAGACCTAGATGTAATCATTGTCGATGAGTATGCGATGGTGCATCGTGATCTACACAGCGATTTAGTTAATGCAATGAAGCATGGATCACGTCTGCTAGTGTTCGGTGACAACCAACAGTTGCCTCCTATTGAGACTAACGAGCGCAACAAGGCACTGCCTACTGCGTTCAACATGATCCTAGACAAGTTTGATGGCATTTATCTAAAGACTGTGCATCGCACACAAGAAGGCAGTCATGTATTCATGAATGCTAAGCGCATTCTTGACGGCCTGATGCCACAGAACAAAGACACATTCCGTCTAGTGCCTGCTAATGACATTATCAGCGCACTACTAGAGCACGTGCAGGATGCTGACTTCACTAAACTCAGCAATCAGATCATTACTCCTGGCAACATTAGCTGGGTAGGTGTGCATAAACTGAATGCAGCACTGCAAACATTCTTTTGGGCCGACAAAGATCGGCACATGTACAAGCCTATGCGATGGAAAAACAAGACTACAGGTAAGGGTGATGATCCCATCGAAGTAGGTATTGGTGAGAAGGTAATCATCACTCGCAACATGTACGATGTCATTGGCAATGATGGCACTACAGGTGCGTTCAATGGTGAGAGCGGCATCATCAGTGACATTAACTTCGAGAGTGAAGAAATCACCATTGACTTTGGTGAGCGTCAAGTAGTCATACCATCTATGATGCAGAACGTCATGGAGAACAAGGTGTATGTCAATTATCCACAGCGTGACATTGCATTAGCATATGCAGTCACAACTCACAAGGCACAGGGCAGTGAGTTTGAGAATGTGATCTATGTCATAGGTCGCAGTCTGTACCGAATGCTTAACCGTCGTAACCTATACACAGCCGTCACACGTGCCCGTCAGTCTGTCAAGATCATCTATGACAAAGACTCACTATCACGGTCTGTAATGCAGAAGGAACCAATGGGATGATTAGATTCACCTTAGCCAGCAATGGTGAACTTGTTTACGTAAGCATTGATAAGATCGTTTGCATACGTGACTCACCACAAGGTTGTGTAGTTTACCTATCACCTGACTGGTATCTATGCGTAGAGCAGTCATTTGATGAAGTAGTCAGCAACCTTACGGAGGCTTGACAATGACGCATTCACTTATTCTATTCAATGGTCCACCAGGATCAGGCAAGGACGAATGCGCACGGCACATGTACAAGCGCACTACTGTGCATTGGTTCAGGTACAGCCAGCCCATCAAGGATGGCATTCGTGCTATGTTCGCACTGACAGAAGCAGAGTACGCTGATGCAGAGAAGAAGAAGGACGAGCCATCAAAGATGTTCTTTGGTAAGACCTTCCGTGAAGTGCAGATTAGCTTCTCTGAGCAGTGGGCTAAAGTGTTCTTTAGTAACCAGATCTTTGGTCATCTAGCACTACGGCGTGTGAAGAAGTCTATCTCCACAGTCTTTGTGTGTAGTGACTCAGGCTTTGCTACTGAGGTAGAACCATTCTTCCAACACTTCCACAAGGATGATGTGCTACTAATCAAGCTACATCGTCCAGGTAAATCATTCTCTGCTGACAGTCGCAACTACATCGACCTGCCAGGTGTGATGACTATCAAACTCAACAACGATGCGTCGCTCAACACACTGTTTGAGAATGTAGACATGATCGTAACACCGTGGCTTGATAGGTATAAGGACAAGCAGGCATGACTCTGGCTAGAATGTGGATGCCATCAGAAGATAAGTATCTTTGTGACAACTGGCAGAGTATGACCCGCGAAGACATGGGTAAGCACTTGAACCGCTCTAAGGATGCAGTCACTAAGCGTGGCCGCACAATGCTTGGTTTAGGTAATGCACCAAGGAAGCCAAGCAAGCTCACACAAGGAGCACCGATTAAGTGACTTATGCATCTGTCAGCGCACTGAACACTGAGCTTAAGAACAAGATCAAGCTGGCAGGCATGGAGTGGGACTGCCTCGCAGATGGTGACATCAACAGTCAAGTTGTAATCATTAGTGAGGCACCAGGCAACCGTGAGAGGGAGATGAAACTTCCTCTAGTTGGTGGCTCTGGCAAGTTCTTGTGGGAAGTGTTGTCTAAGCATGGTATGCGCAGACAACACTGCTACATAACTAATGTATGCAAGCGTCAATTGATCTTGGAAGAAGGCAATGACAAGAAAGGCATTGCCACAGCTGAGCTGTCTCATTGGAAGGGCATACTTGAATGGGAATTATCACAGTTACCTAATGCAAAGTACATCGTGCTACTCGGTGGCACCGCTCTCGAAGCACTCACAGGTCACACTGGCATCGAGAAGTGGAGAGGATCTGTCATACCTCACGAGGGAAGATTCTTTGTCATTGCTTATAACCCTGCCAATCTGTTACGCAAGCCAAACCTGTCACCAATCTTCTCACTCGACATGGCAAAGCTGGATCAATGCATCCGCGGAGTGTGGCGTCCTCATGTCATTAGTCCGATAATCAATCCTTCACCTAAGGAAGCGATTGAGTGGTGTGACAAGATGATACAAGAAAAGATGCCTGTATCATTCGACATCGAGACTAAGGGTGAGGGCCGTGAGGGCGAGACTGCATGCATAGGCTTTGCTAACAACGCACACACTGGTATGTGTATTAACTACCGCAGTCTTGCAGACAACAGATACACACTGTCTGAGGAGATTGCGGTACGTAGAGCAGTGCAGCGTGTGCTCAGGCACAATGATGTCAAACTGATTGCACAGAATGGTGCATTCGACTGTGCATGGCTATGGTACAAGGACAGAATCAAGACCAAGCCTTTGTTCATAGACACTCTACTAGCACACCATGCACTGTTCCCTACATGGCCGCATAATCTAGGCTTCCTCACTGCACAGTACACAACGCATCCTTACTACAAGGATGAGAAGAGTGCATGGAAGGAGGGCGGCAACATCAATGAGTATTGGGAGTACAATGTCAAGGACTGCTGCATCACATGGGAAGTAGCACGTCGCATTGAGCCTGAGCTACATCACCGTGGCATGGGTAAACTGTTCTTCAATCATGTGATGAAGCTACAGCCACACCTTGTTGCTGCTACTGTGTTAGGTAATCGTGTAGACCTACAGATGAAGGCTGCACTAGAGGCACAATACAGCGCGCAGATCGAAGACTTGCTTGCTAAATTCAAAGCACAGGCCAAGATCGCAGTCGATGACGAGGATTATGATGTCAATCCTAACTCACCAAAGCAGTTAGGTGAGCTGCTATACCGTAAACTCAAGCTGCATGGTAAGACTGTATCCACTGATGAGGCTAATCGTAATGTTATGATTGCATCATCACGCACACCGCCTGCTGCCAAGGACATGCTCATCACACTAAACACATACAAAGAGCAGCACAAGCTGTACTCTACGTACATCACGTCACGCACTGATGAAGACGGCAGAATGCGCTCTGACTACAAGCAATTTGGTACACAGTTTGTGCCAGGCAGGTTGTCTAGTAGCAGCACATTGTGGGACTCAGGCATGAACCTACAGAATCAGCCTGAAATGTTGCGTGGTATGTTCATTGCTGATCCTAAATATGTCTATGTATACTTCGATGGCGCACAAGCAGAGGCACGCATCGTAGCATACGAAGCTAACATTGCCAAATGGAAGGAGCAATTCGAACGTGCTAGACTCAACCCAGGAAGTTACGACGCACACATTGCGCTGGCCTCTGAAATGTACAACGTGCCATACGACAGCGTGCCTAAGCATGACTACAACGATGACGGATCACTCACGCTCAGGGCCATTGCTAAACGCTGCCGCCATGGCCTTAATTACAGAATGCAGCCAGCAAGATTGGCACAGACAACAGGACTGTCTATTGCGGCAGCGACAGATGCGTTTAACATATACCACAACACCAATCCAGAACTCGCAAGATGGTGGGATGAAGTAATCCATGAATGCAAAACGGCCCGCGTTCTCTGGACGTGTAAAGGCAGATCAATGCCATTCTTTGGTTCTTCTATCGACGAGTCCCTTTTTGATTCGGTTATTGCTTTTAAGCCGCAATCCACGTTGGGAGACCACGTATGTGAAGTGCAGTGGCGGTCACAGGAAGATTCAGAGTGGCCGCGTTCGGCACGCATTCCATTCAACAACCATGACTCACTTACGGCCATGTGTTACGCACATGACGCAGAGCGAGTAGCAAGTATTATGAAGAAGTACATGGAGCAGCCACTCATCATCAAAGGTGATGCATTGATTATTCCATCAGACTTCAAGGTGAGTTACGCGGATGAGCAGGGTGTGCATCGGTGGTCCAACATGAAGAAGTTGAAACTGTAGATGTACAAAGATGCGATAAAGTCTGGCACCTTCCTGCACAACTATCTAGCGCACATGTCTGCGCTAGAGACGCCAGTAAGCTATGACTTCTGGTGTGGAGTATGGATACTAGGATCACTGGTCGGACGCAAGATGGTAATCAACCGTCCACAAGCACCAGTATTCCTTAATCCTTACCTAGTCCTGTGCGCTGATGCAGGACTAACACGCAAGTCTACAGCAGTGCGGCTTGCATCACAGCTATTCAATCGTGCTGGACTGGCTGATGACTGTCATCTAGTGACTGCATCAGATACAGTATCTAATATCAATATGAACCTAGCACAACTAAATGAGGAAGGTCACGATGCTAACTGCCGAATCGTTGTCTCAGAGCTTGTTACTCTGCTCGGAAAAGAAGGGCACAGCATGTCCTTGCCTGGATACCTTACGGATATGTACGACTGTCCTAGATCCACTACCTACGGAAGATCGGGTGAGGGACGCACTTCTACAATCAGTAACGCGCACTTCACAATGCTCTCTGCATCAACACCAAGCTGGCTTGTGCGTGCTATCAACCCAGACGTTATCGAAGGCGGCTTTACTAGCCGGTGCTTATTTATCATTGAGGACAAACCAAAGCGCCTTGTCGCTTGGCCTGAGTCATCCGTTGATGAAGCGCTCAGAATCGGAACACTCAGCACACAGCTGGGAGTCATTCGCACAGAAGTCACCAAGTGGTCAACTAGCGGCATCACACTCACAGCAACAGCGCTCACAAAATTCAAGGACTGGTATGCATCACGCTCTCTGGAATCGAATGATTCATTTATTCAATCGTTTGAGGCTAGAGAGGATCACCATATTCTACGCCTTGCTGGTATTCTGGCTGTTAACGACCGTTCCTATGTTATTGATGCCTTCCACATTGGGCATGCTATTAGGATTATTACAGACTGTAAGCGTCGTGCTGCTGGTATCTTTGGCATACAAAAGTCTAACAAGAGATTGATTGCTGGCATTGATAAACTCAAAGACGTGCTGATAGATGGTGGCGCACAAGGACTGACTAAGACACAGCTTGTGTTTAAGACACGCACCTATCTAACACGTGATGAGCTTAACTTTACAATAGCAAACATGCATGAGTTAGAGATGCTGCAAGAGTTTGAGATTAAGACTAAAGGACGTAATGCTACAATCTATAGAGGCACTAACAAGCTACTCAATCGAGTGTTGAATGAGAGCTTGTTAGACCGTCTACGTGATTCGTGATTACCTACCTGTAGTACGCTCAAACTGTTCAATGCCGCGCTGTGGATCAATACGCTTTAGATCAATGTCTCGGCCCTCAGAACGGATTAGTCTGTTCTGTAGGCCGATCATTTGATTGTACATGTAAGCATTAGCCTCACGAACAATTCTTGCTTGCCTGTTCTGTGCTTCACGTACAGCAATCTCATTAGGGAAGCGATCTACAGAAGATCGAATATCTATGATAGCTTGCTGTGCTGATGCTCTCTGCTCACGATACACTCGCATGTCAGCGCGATTATGCAACTGCCACATCTGTGCAAGCACTGGCACTACACTCTCTGGTGGTGGTTGTCTGCCAGTCATTGCAGCACGTAGTCCAGTACCAGAACCGATAGTACCAGGACGTGTTACATCTGGTAAGAAGTCACGTGCTACTTCCATAAACCGCTGCTCTAGTGGTACGTTCAATTCACCAATCATACCACGCTGTGGATCAATGCGAGTTGGTTGTAGCAGTGGCGCAGCAATGCGATTGCGGCGTAGGTCTTGCATATAAGAATCTATGCCACTAGGTAGTCCATTGCCTTGTGTCGCACGCTCTAGTGCAGACACAACCGTGCTACCCACAGCACCAAACAATCCCTTAATGCGTGTCTCTAGGTCTGCGCTAAGCACACCACCAAAGGTATTAGATTTCTCATACCCTGGTGCCCCCGGTGCCTCGCGCTGATTGCCTAGACCTAGCCCTTGAGTAATGTTAGTCAACGCTTCCGTCGGATCAAGTGACATAGTAAGACTCGTAGATGCAAGTTGTGCATTACGATCATTGAGGAATGAGTAGATGTTCTCACGGACTTAACTGACCGCTCTTTATGTAATCCTCAATCCCCATAAACTGTGTGACTGTCGCAGTAGCAGCAGCAATGCCTGGTGCAAACATTGGATCTACTGGAATACGCATGCCATTGTTAGGCGCTACACCTGGAATAAAGAACATAGCACCAGACAACACGTCTCTAGCAGACATGTTGAGCATGTAGTTGATGTACTTATCTCCCCCTTCATACTCATCTGCAAGCAATGCAGATGCTAGAGTGACAAGTGGTACAGTACCACCAATCATAATATACGTGCTTGCATACCGTAGAGGATGCTCACTGAATCCTCTAGCGTGCGCACGAATGCTTTGCATAGTGGTGTTAGAGAATGGAATAGCAGACGTTGCCATCTGCAATCCTGGATTCGCACCACGTGCCGCAGGATCACCTGCAAGCCTGCGTGCCATACCGTACACGGCTTGGTCAGTGAACCCTGCCCTACCAAGGTTCTGATTAGCAAATGCTACGTTAGGTGCAGACGCTATGATGTCTAGCACGTTGCCAAACAACTGCCACGCTCTACCTAAGAATGCAGGTGTTAGTTGCCTACCATGAAAGCGTGCAAACTCTTCGATTGCTGCTAGACCTTGTGCCGCTTGGTCTTTAGGAAGCAGCAGTCTGTACTCAGGTGTCAATGCTTTGTTAGCAAACTTTATGCTCTGTTCATATGCAGGGTTATAGTTGATGCCTGTAGTAGACAACCCTCCCTGCCGTGCTCGTGCTAGACTAGATGCTGTGTAGATGTCACCAAACTTCTTAGCAATAAATGCAGAAGTGCGTGGGCCTAGCGTGCGCACCAGTGCTCCATCAGAGATGATGCTACGAAGCACTTGTGACGCAATAGCACGTGATGCTTCTGCACCTATACCCGCAAGTCCTGTATACAGGCTTTGCAATATGAATGTAGGATCAGGTATAGGTAAGTTTCTGCCAGTAGCACTTAGTAATGCACTATCGAGTATGCCAGCACTAGTGCCTCTAGGCCGTGATGCCATGATAGCGGAACCAGCAAATGCAGCAGACGTAAATGCTTGCACCGCACCAACTAGTGCCGCGACCTTACCTACAGTAGCACCAGAGAACGCACGACTTAGTGATGACAGGAATGGTGCCACAAGTCTAGGCACAGTCTGATAGCCACGTGCTACTGCGGGAATAACCTCTACACCCATCACTATGTCACCGTCTTTGACACGAATAATAGTCGTGCCAGGTGACTGATTTGCGTTTGCTAGCGCGATAGGCGCAGACTTACCAATGCCTACAGTCTGTAGACCATCTGGTGTAGTGCGTGCAATAGCCTGTGATGCTTCCATAAGCGCGCGACGCTGGCGATTGACTAACGCAGCATCTACGTAATCACGAACAGCTTCATGCATAGAGATAACAGGATCACTAAGCTCCTCTGGTGTCCTGTTAGTAGTCATATTACGTCTAGTAAATGGGCTATTGTCTGGATCTAGTGTATGAATCCACTCAGGATGCGCATTAGCGTACTTAGTTGCTGTCTGCTGTGAGTATAGCCGCTCATGCACAGCAAACTCACGCAGTGCTGCTTGAATCTGTTGACGCTCAGCCATGAGTTGTGCAACACGTGGGTTAGCATAGCCTGCATCTAGCCGCTGCTGTAGTGTTGCATCATCCTCAGAGCGTAGGAAGCGCCGCGCAGCAGTCGGTGCTACTCCTGGCTGCAATGGACCAGGCATTCTCTGCCCTGCATTAAGTAAAGCAGTACGTGAGTTTAACTCATCACCTGCCGCAGATGCATCATTGAACAGCCTGTACAATGCTGGATCTTCTACACCTAGATTCGCAATGCTAAGCTCATACTCACGTGGTGCAATAGTAGTGATGCCTGTATCAAGGAACCTACCAGTGTTCAGCACCTCTTCTGCCCGCTCCATAGTCGGTGCAGGACTAATGTTAGTGCTAAATCCTTCATTAGCATTACGTGCAAACTCAGGTGTGACTAGTCCTCGCTCTGCTGCTCTAGTCATTGCAGCTTGAGCACTAGCAGTCTCATCTAGAGTCTGCTGCACCACAGTCTCAGCAGCACCAGGCTGATAGTTATCATTACCGCGCTGTGTCTGTCCGACATAGCTGCCATCCATAGCAGCATTAGCCGCACGATTGCGCATGACTTGTCGTGCAGCACCCGTACCACCGAGTAGTGCAGCAGCGCCTAGCATTACTGGTGCTATGTTGTCACGGATCATGCCGTATGTAGACCTAGGCTGCTCTGTTGGCACATCAACAAAGCCATCACCCAATGGCACTGGTGTTGTTGCCTGTTCAGGTGCTACATCTACAAAGCCATCACTAGGTGCTACGACACGGCCACGTGCGTTCTCGTCTAACTCATTTAGACCCTGAACAGCAGCAGTGACTGCGTTAGACCCTACAGCATTAGCAACAATGTTACCACGCGTTAGTGGTAGAGTGACAGGAGTCAGTGCTTCTACAATACGCATGCCAGGCTTAATTGAGCCAGTGATTGCTGTAGCAGCTCGCACTGGTAAGCCTACTAATGCACTGATGCCATTACGCACTGCAAACTCTGAGTAATCACCAGCAGTATTGTTCGGATCGAATACGTTAACCTCTCTAGTGCCTAGCTCAGAGTCAATGCGATTGCCAATCATCTGTGCATTGCGTGCAGCCCAGTCGCTACCTAATGCTCCTGAGATGCCTAGTAAGGTGTCTGTAGGAAAGCGTAAGATAGGTGCAACTGCTTGCCTACCTAACCGCTCAAGTAATGTGCTACCTACTGTACGAGCCGGGACATCTATAAAGCCATCAGCAGGTACATCTACGAAGCCGTCATCTGGCATGTTACTGTCCTATAGGCTGGAAGGTTCCATTTGGCAGCTTAATGCGCATTGCGCCAGTAGCAGGGTTAACTTGTAGTGTGCCACCAGCAGCAGTTGCTTGTGCTTGCGCTCTAGTACGTGCTTCTGGTGTTACTACAGTTGGTGCTGCCGCAGCAGGTGCAGCGGGTTGGACCACTGGTGCTTGTGCTTGCGCTGGTGCTGGTGCCGCAGGCGTCGCACCTTGCTGTGCAGGTTGTGGCTGTGTGCCAAAACGCTGACGTGTTGCGTCTGGATAGATAGCTAGTACACCATCACGAGCAGCGGCACGGTTGCGCGCAATAAGCGCAGAAGCTGCTGCCTGTTGTTCAGCAGTTAGTGGTGCTTGACCGCCTGCTGGAATGAATGTGCCACGTGCGATCTCTACCTGATTAACCGGCCTGCCATATATACGAGTAAGTTCTTGTGCAGTTGCTCGATCTGCGGCGTTCTCTGCGGCGCGTACTTGTGTCTGCACTCTCGTAAGGTTTGCAATGCTCAAAGGATCATTACGTGCGGCAGCCGCGCCACCACTACCACCATCAGCAGCATTAGCACGACGCTCTGCAGCCTGCGCTAGTGTCTCTTCTACTTGAGCCTGACGGTATTGACCATTGCTTACTGCTAACTGGTTCATAAGACCACGTGCTTCTGGTCGGATCTGCTCATATATCAAATTAAATGCCGCGGATGCGTTAGGATTCTGAGCACCAGCAACTGCAAGGTTTACATTCTGTCCACGACGTTTAGTAGCATCATCTTGTTGCGCTAGAATCGCCGCACGGTTATTCACCGCGGCAAGGCTAGTGTCATATTGATCCGATGCTGCTTGTCTATCAGCACGCGCACCACCCAAGAAGCCTACTAGCTGACTAGCACCAGGACCGCTTAGTTGGTTAAGGATGCTAATCTCAGCCGTAGATGGATCGTATGCTTTACGATCTGGTGATGTAAGCCTAGAGCGGTTCTGCACACCACTCAGCACATTAGCCAGTGTGCCTTCTGCTGTAAATTCATCTGCCATGATTACCTCGTGTATCTGTTAGATATTAGGATTTTCATACCTGTTAGGCGTATCAAAGCTCAAATTGTTAGGAGCATTCGCGCTTCTGTTGCTCAAATACTTATTACCTGTCTGCACTAGCCCACTAAGTGAGCTGCCTAGACTGGCAAGAGCAACTGGTGTGCGATCTTCTGCGAAGCGTAGCTGCGGCGCATTAACAGTGCCTGCCTGAGCCAAGCCTCGTTGTGCCATAGCAGCCTTGCTTGCGAGTCCTTCATTGATTCCTTCATCAATATTGGAAGGCACAAAGGTAGTACCATCTGGTGCTGTAGCTCGTGCGGCAAAGGTGTTGTACTGATTGGTTGCGGCTGCTTCACGCCCTTGCTTTCTTGATAGAAACTCTGGATTAGCCGCAGCATTAGCATCAGCAATGGCACTGCGTGTGTCCATAAGCGCCTGCCTGCCTAGCTGTGCTACAGCAGTCTCACCACCAGTGCCTTGGCGTATTGCGTTTAGACTAATGCGATTGCGTAGATCGTTAGCGCCACTGACTGCATGTGCTACGTTCTGTTCAGTGAGTAGCGCACGAATGTCATTAAGACTCTGCGCGCCTTCCTTACCAGAAGCAAGTGCTGCATCTGCCGCCAGACCTTCTCTGCCTTGGCGCTCAAACGTATTCTGGTTACGCAAACGATTGCGCATAGCATCGACAGTATTACGACGTAATTCTTCTGTATCAGATGCGTTAATCAACTGCCTAGTCATTGGTGTGGCAGTAGTGACCCAACCAACGCCAGGAACGTATGATGTGGTGTTACCGCGTGCGTCTACAGAACCAGCGCGTGCCATCTCTTCTTGCACGCCAGCAAGGCGACGCTGCTCTAAAAACTGCTGCATCGCTAAGTTGTTAGATGCTTTAGCATTCTTGCTTGCTGCATTGGCGTTCATCATGCCCATGCCAGCCGCACCGGCTGTAGCGGTAGCACCGATCAGTGCTGCTGTAATAGCCATTATGCAATCTCCTTCGCGTAGATATGATCTACAAGTGAGTAGCCTAGTGACTCAAACATAGGCTTTGTGTTGTACATAAGACGATGACCATGCAGCACTGTGGTTACACCGGCAGCTTTAAGATGCGGTTCCATGAATGCACACATTGCTTTGCCTATGCCCTCACCACGATGCTCAGGGTGTGACATGATGATAGTGCAAAAGCCTACAATCATACCTGCATGGTGTGGATGCTCATACACATTGTATATGATAAATCCTAGCAATGAGTCATCGTCAAAGTCACGTGCGGTGGCAGACAGGATTGTGTCATGCACAGTGAGATACTGATCCCACTTAATCATGTATGGAGGCATCGCATCTGCTTCTGGGATTGCTTTGCATATAGCAGCACGAGACAAGAGTGCTAATGCGTCAGCATCCCTAGCAAAGTCTACAGTGATTGGTTCAAGTTGCACTGTATACATTAGAACACACTACCCTGACCAGCACCACGCTGTAGCAGGTTCACGTTCACACCATTAGCACCAGTCGCACCAGTGTTAGGTGTGCCTGTTACAGATGGATTCACTGCACCTTGTGCGATACCACCCTTGTTCAAGATGTCACCAATGTCAAAGAATGTTTGACCAGCCAGTGCTGCGTTGGTATCACCTTCTAGGTTTTTACCAAACTCAGCCTGCTTGTTTGCAATCTGTGTGTCGTAGTCATCTATGTTGAATGAATCACCTAGGTTATACGCACCAGCAGCAGACTTTGCATTGTTAATAATGTCATTGACAGAACCACGATAGCCTTGGATCCTTGCATCAGCAAGGTTATTTGCTGTATTGAATCCAGCAGATGAAAGCTCACCAATGCGCCCCAGCGCACGGCTGTAGCCCATGTCATCTAGATTGCCACGCGCTCTTGCACGATCAATGCTCTGTGTTGCCTCAGTGCGCTGACCTTCTAGAATCTTATTGATGTATGAATCATTAGCATCATTGCTAAACATGTTGTCAGCAAAGGTTGGTGAATACTTAGAATTCACCTGCTTAGTGACTTTTCCACGCTCACTTGCAGTTATGCCATTGAGTACGTTATCGACAAAGTCTTTACCAAAGTATGAACCTATGTTCTTGTCATTGGTTGGTATCAATGCTTGTTGATCGGCAACTGCTTGATTGATCCTGTCCATGTATGGATCAGCAAACACGTTACGATCTTTGAGTGAGTTAATCAACCGTGACTTCGCAGCAGTAGTTGCAAAGTTTAGATTGTTATTGTATGCATCTCGCTCAGCTGCGGCTGCGGCTGATGCTGTATCTGCGTCGCGCACACGCGCTGCTTCTGCTGCTGCTGCGGCTGCTGCGGCCTTACGCTCATCCTCTGCACGCATTGCTGCGTCGGTTGCCGCTCGACCTTTGTCTCCGCCACCACCACCACACATATTAAAACTCCTTTCTTACAATGCTGCCCCATTTCTGGTAGCCGATCTTTGTATAAAACTTCTCTACCTTCTCTAAGCTTTCTGGTGCTGTTACACCTAGGACAATAGCGCCACAACGGTTGATCTCTGCCCACAATTCTGCTGCACGAATAAGGCGCATAGGCACAGAAGTCATCCGCCATGAAGGATAGACATAAAATGATTGATCGGTTGCATACGTGCCACGGTTAAAGTAGTACGTCATAATCTGCATAGCAATAAAGCCTAGCAGAGAGCCTTCCTTTTCTGCGACATAGCACGTCATGCCATCATTTTGTAGCACAGCATCAATAGACCAATTGATCTTATCATCTTCAAATGGTATAGCTTTGTACTTAGACTCACCATGCATTGCCTGAATCATAGCAATGAACATGCTTCTGTCTTCTTCTTCTAACGGCCTAATAGTGATGGTCATAATGCACTACGTCCTCATCACGAAATGTTTCAGCCTGTCGATTTATGCATATATACCATGAATTAGGGCTTGACACAAGCATAAATATATGGTATATATGCATCATTAGCGAAGATGTATCCGGCCCCTTCGTCGCCGGCTGCCAAGTAGTTGCTTCGCAATAAACTATTTATATAAATGTATGTATATATAAGAATGATGCGTGTGTGACTATAAATAAGAAACAAGATGCACACACGCATCACTCTATAAATCTCAACGAATGCCAGCTAGATGACTAATCACTGTTGCGCCTGTTGTGTATATAGCACCACCCATACCACAGAGTGCTACTACTGCACCCCATACGCCAGTACGAATGCTGATAAGTAATTGATCTTGTCTATCTAACCTAGAGATCACACGATTGTATCGGATAGCGCACATCTGAACATGCAGACCTAGATTCTCTGCTTCTTCTTTTAGTGAGATTGCTTCATCAGCAGTGACCATGACTGATTATCCTTTATTCGGCTGGGAGGATCGACAACGAGCCAGATGCAACTAGCTCCATTATGTTTGCGTAGTCTGTGTTGGCTGGGTCAATGGGCACAGATGAGGTGATGCCGTTAATATCAACCATGATTCCGCAAATCGTGGTGGTGCCAAAGTTGTAGAAGTATTGGGCATTTGTGTATGTTGGCATGATTATAACTCCGAGCTTGCCGTCCAATCAAAATTAATCAAAAGGCTAGATGCTATATCTGTTTGTATATAAAAAGACGATTGATACCCAGGAGAAGACGACACACTGCCGCCGTTATTCCAGGATGAAGTATAATAGCTAACTGCGTTTGGTGTTCCTGCCCCGTCATAAATAGCCATTGTAGGGGTTGCTCTTTTACGAGCATTAAATGGAAAATTAGACCCGGCACCATTAAGCGATCCGGTTCTTAAACTAAAAGTTGCGTTGCCGCCTCCGGGGGCTGAACCCGGCTTTCCGCTGTCATTGTAAGACTTCTCATAATACCGCTGACACAACAACATCGTCTCGCCAATAGACAGGCGCTCAAAGGTTGATAAAACTGATCCAAGCTCAAGCTGGACACCTGTAATCTTCAATGTTCCAGAGATTTGCGCACCTACGTTAAAGTAGACTACAATACCATTTGCTGCGTTTGCACCAGCATTAAACGTAGCAGAATACTGCGTTGCAGTGGATGTTACAGTGAATGAGCCAGACGCTATCAGCGTTGTTGTGCTAAAATTGTCTACAGCATTAGCATAGAACGCCGACCAAGTTACTGTTGTTAGTAAAGAATTAGAGATAGTGGCTGACAGCGTTACGTTCTGATTCACTAGATCAGCAGTGTTTGCTGATTCAATCTTCTGACCAAAGCTAATAGCAGTGACGCCTGCTGCACCAGTTATTTGTGCTGTGTGCTGATAGCCAGATGGGCCAGCAACCCTTTGCGAAGTGACAGATGCACCAAGCGGGAGAACAATCCATCTGTCTAAAGTATAAGCGCTAGATGTCGTGACAGTTTGTGCAGTGCCGGCATTGCGCTGGTCAATTTGCATTGCGCCATTGATAATGCGATTGCGTCGTCCAGGACGGTTCTGTAGCTCAGTGATTTCACTAGCAGCAGTAGTAAGCTGCGTCTTCATTGCTGACTTACTTACTGGTGATCCAACAACAATGATGTTCGGGTCAATTGCACTTGTCATGCTTATCTCCTCAATGAACCTTTAAGATACCGCATACCAACTGACACAATGGATGTGAATGCTGACGCAGAACCTATGATGTTAAACTTTGCACGTATGAACTTACTATGCCATGCGTACAGTTGCTCGTTGTTCACAGGACGTAATGCTTCGCCAGAGCTTGCTTGCACTGTAGTAAGCTGCTGCATTACCATGGACACAGCAGGTGTGGTATCCTGCCGATCAATGTACATATTTACTGTAGCAACACTTGCACCTTCCATAGTAAGATGCAAGTAACGACTATACTTTGTACCGCCAGGATCACCTAGATCACTGTATGGAGATGAATACGTGAATGCGATAGGTGTGCCTACATACGAACCACTGACAAGTGTTGCATAATCCATGTGCAGACGGTCAAACTGATTACGGTAGTAGTACAGCTTTCCGTCTAGGCTTAGGAACACACGACCTTCTTCTGTGCGACAACCTGACTTGTAAGTCATGCCAGCAAACTTAGTCCATGCCTTAAACCTTTGTGCTCGGTTGTAGCAATAGACATACACAGCAGATGCGTCATTAGTCCATGTGGTGCCGTCATCCCATGGCTGATTGTCATCCCATGTAGATGTGCCAGTGCTAGGAATGAAGAAGATCACATGCTCACTAAGACGGTCATGCACTGCGAATACTTGGTCACTCAACTGCTGTAGCGTAAGCGTGCTTAGTGTCTTCTGAAACTCTGCACTAATAAGCACAGTCTCACGCTGTGGTGTAAGTGCATTAGTAATCGTAGCACGGTTTAGTGAAGATACACCAGTAGAGTCTAGCAAGAGCACGTCATCACCTAGCGCATGCAATGAGCGGTGTGCTACTGCGCCATGTGATGGAATCACGTCATCCATGCGTGGCGTATGCACTGTACCTGTGTATACACCTAAGAAGATTGCAATCGAGACTTCACGATACGTAACTACTAGTCGGTCACGGAACGTAGTCAGTCCTGTGATTGCTGTTGCACCTTGTGTAATGTACGTAGCAGTATTGAAGTTGATGCCATCATTGTCTGCACCAGGATCACCAGCAAAGGTGCCTGTGGTTCCTTTAGAGCCAATGTACAATGTGGTTGTGTCTGTAGGTGTGACGCACAGAACTAGATAGTTATTGTGCGCAGCACAGTATCTAGCACGCGGCACGTTCACGTTAGAACCTGTGCCAGCGTCCTGTAGATAATACACAGACAGTGTTGATGTCACAACAATCGGTTTGTCTACACCATTGCATATGATGAGCTTACCACTGAACTGTGTGAATGATGCAAAGGTGGTTGTGGACCATGCAGACGGAGCACCAGGGAGTGCCGCAGAAACAGTGCTGGACCAGATGATTGTGTTAGTGCCGACTGCATCGGTAGCAGTGACCTTACCATTAGTGCCTACACTAATGATGTAACCACTGTAGTAGAAGCAGTTAACAATAGTGCTTAGCTGACTAGTCAGGTCACTAAACAATGACGTACCATAACGCAGATTGAGTCGGCCATTAGTGTCTGGATACAGGTTCACTAGCTCAGTAGCAAATCTGCTACTAAGATTTAGTGGCGTATCGAATGTGTTTAGGCCACCCTTAAAGTCTTTAGCGATGGCTGCTTGTAGCTTGCTGACTTGTGGGAGGTTGCCTACCATGGTGTCTCCACCCACTGGTCTAGGCCAATAGGCGTGTACTGCCTAGAGTCTAGTATGATCGCACCGCTGTTGTGCTGCTTAACTAATTCATCTAGCCGCATCTTGTATGCTTGACCGAGCTTAACAACCTGTGCTGGGTTAGCTCCGTCATCCGCGGCGAATGAGTATGCTGCCCCATTGATGAGCACTGCACTATCAAACGGCACAATCACGGTTGGTGTAGTAAACAGGCTTGCAGGGTCTAGGCGTACACGAGTGCGCAATGGCAATGCTGCGGTTGTCACAGCAGTTTTAGGCCATACACGAAACAGGTATGAGTTAGTTGCATCATCCGTCTGCGTGAGTGGTTCAATGTACCTAGGGATGGTGCCAGTGACACGGTTAGGATTGTTCATACCAAGCTGTGGTAGGTTGTACTGATTATTGCCATAGCGAACAACCTGTACGTCTTTGAATCCATCAGCTGCACCTACAAATGTTGTAGTGCATAAACCAGTTGAGCCATCTAGCTGACTAGACTGCCACGTCATCAACTGATCCCACCAATGCATAGACCGCACTTGCTGGTATGTTTCTTTGATGTAGTCAGAGATTAGATCCTCTGAATACAACTGTGCGCCTGCACCAGATACCTGGCCCAAGCGCCGTACTACCTTCTGTATTAGATCAGTAAGCGACAAGAATGCCATGCATAAGACTCCAAATGCCCTAGCGTATTTCTACGCTAGGGCTTTAGTGGATTAGGCGAAGAACTGCGCGTTACCGTCTAGGTTAGACTCATCCGCGAAGTACCGTAGCGCTAGAGGGATGACACCATCTGGTAGCACGGTGACTGGTAGATACGTACCACGAACGTCTGCGTTAGTGGCAGTAGCAGCAGTAGCAGTGGCTAGGCCAGCAACGAACGTACCAGCGTTGGCTGCTACGATACTGTTCTTCAATTCCTGGTCGATGGACTGGAACTTGTGTGGTAGACCAAACAGGTTAGTAATCGTCAGAGTCACAGTAGTAGAAGAAGTACCAGTGACTGGCGTAATGCTATCCACATAGCGGAATGCTTTAACACCAAGCACAGCAGTAGTACCGTTCAGCGTTAGATCTTCACGCATGAACTGACCAAGGAAGTCACGGCCACGAATCTGCACTACGTTAGTAGCGGCAGCAGATGCTACGATAGACAGACCACGACCGTACACACCCATGACTGCAACTGAAGTCTGGTCAAGAGTACCGTTTACAGCAGCAGCAACACCAGCAACAGTGGTATCGTTAGACTGAGTAGTAGCTAGTGCGGCACCAGTTGCGTTAGGAGTGCCGAGGGAGGCATAAACAATGCCTGGCCCTTCAATGTGGCTCACATAAGACTTGTTGCGTACTGCTAGGTTAATGCGTGAAGGGTAGTAAGTGGCGCGGCGCTTAGCCATCAGAGATTACTCCAGTTGGAAGCTGCTTGGCAAGGCTTGCCATGACAGCCTGTTTCGGTGTTGGGCCTTGATACTTACCAGTCTGTGGCATTGGTAGACGTGGATCAGTGACAGCGAGTGACACATCGTCCGCTAGACCGATACCAATACCTTCATGTAGACCAAGCTCACGGAGTTTGGCTACACTCTCTACAAAGATAGAATGACCGTGTGGGAAGTAGGCCATGAAGCCGTCTTTGATTACACGCTTTTCTTCTTTACGCTCAAATCCTAGATGCTTGCCATCTTTATCCTTCATCGAAGAATAGACTACTTCCATTACCTCCCGTGGGGGGCACTTCTCTACTTCAAAGCGTGGACGGCTCATAGCCTAGATTCCTTAACCAGTTGTGCCGTTGCGCAGTACGGCGTGTGTACGGAAGAATTTCCATGCGCAGAAGTTACCCTGCCAGACAATCCGCTTGCCAGTGGCGTCGATTGACCAAGGAGCAGATAGGTCCTTGACCTTCATGTTCACATGCTTGAAGATATGTGGACGAAGGTACTTGCTGTTAATGAAGTATGCACGGTTCACACCGCAATCTTCATCATACATGCAAGCCACACCATTGTGTGAGAAGCCTTCAAATCCTAGATCGAACATGGACTTGCCGCCCTTAGTCTGGGCGAGAGGAATCGTGAACTTGTCACGGATAGCCTGGCGATAGATACGGAAGATGTTACGGCCCATGAGGATAAGATCAGGCTTATCACCACGTAGCTTTAGATCCATCAGTACGTCATCGAATGCTTCTTCGATGTTCGTAGCATCAAGGTTGCCAGAGAACTGATAAGCAGAAGTACGGAACTGCGCATCAGAGCGAGACTGACCACCGATAGTGCCAGCAGTAGGGTCATCAGGAATGAGAGACTGTAGGCCAAGAGGATCAAGACCACCGCCAACACCGTATAGATACTCACCAAACTTCTCCGTGATGCCTTCCTTAAGTGCAGTTAGCTTCACGTCCATGAGCTTGACTAGTGCAGCTTCACCAGTGGCCTCATCGACTTCCTGATCGGACACGATGTAGGTTGCACCGAAGCGTGACCAGCCGTAACCAATGGTGGTTAGCTCATTGGTTTGACCAATGGGCAGCTCGTCATAGTATTGGTAGGTAGACATGTTGGGGTTACGCCCAACAATCATTGGATTGGTGATGTTAGCACCACCATCCTCAAGCTCTACCTTGTCATTAGCCATCATCCATGCATAGAATGCATTAGACTTAGCAGATGCAAGGATGAGGTCACGACGGGACTTGTCTAGCGTTGCATGAATGACGTTAGACAGCGTACCAGACGCGCTGTATGTAGTTGACGCAGCCATTTAAGTTACCTTTCGAATCGGAAGCCAAACTGCTTCATTGAATCACGGATAATGTCTTTTGTGTTGTTCCGGTTCGCAGTCTGCGCACCGTTACGTGGCATTAGCGGCATGGCTCCGTCAGCAACCGACGGTGGAACGCTCTGCGCTCTATTCATCCGTTGCGGCTGTGCTGGTGCCTGTTGGACTGGTGCCTGCTGTTGTGCCTGACCTTGTTCTGCGATCTGTTCCATCACTGAACGATTTAGATCATAGCCATGTTCAAGAGCCCAAACCTTTAACTCTAGCGCAGCGTCCTTAAGCGATAGATCAGCCTCAATCATAATCTTGCTGAGTGCTTCATCCTGATTACCAAGCCATGGGTGACGTGACTCTACATCATCCCATTCTTGCTCAATGCGCTTTGACTCTTGTTCCTGCTTAAGTACGCTTTGTCTATCATCAACAAACGGTTTGACTGCGTTCTCGATCATAGCCTTCATGGCAGCGGCATCTGTGCCTCTACCAATTTCCTCAATAGTATAACCTTTAGCTTGCATGTCAGTCAATAGATCACGAGCGGCTGCTTGTGGATCATTGATATACTTAGCCATGAACTGTAGTGCAATAGCCGTCTCTGCTGGTGCTAGGCCCAACTGTGTTGGCATTATTGCTGCTGACTTGTACGCTTCAAGCTCACGCTGCATTGCGCCATAGTCATTGCGAGTACGCTCCAGGTCACGGAACGTGTTGCGTGCTTGTTCAAAGTACGCACGCTCTGTGCCAGCACGTGCTACAATCTTACCACTCTTTGGATCTACTAAGTTTCCAGATGCATCTGCTGGTAGCTTGCGAGTGTCAATTCTGGCTCCTGGTCGGACCTCAGCATATTGTTGTGCTGGCCTATCTGCTGTTCCAGTATCTGGCTGAGTTGCTGTGTTGCTTTGTTGGTCAGTAGGCGCTTCTGCACTTTCTGCGCTCTGCTGTGTCTCTGTATCAGATGTTGACTCACTTTCCGTGGGCGCATCGTCTACATCATCCCCGAGCATGGCATCAATGTTACTAAGCAGTGAGTCTTCGTTAATATCCTGTGTGCCAGACATTATATAGCTCCTGTTGGTGGACCAGATTGTTGAGCAGCTTGCAAGACTTCTGGTAGAGCCTCTGCAATAGATACACCCTTGGATAGAATCTGACCAAGAGCGAGTTTAGCTTCTGGTGGTAGAGCATCAATGGCCTTTACAAGCTCACCAATGTTCTCACCAGGGGGCGTAGCGACGCCATTTGGTTGTGCAGATGGTGACATGCTCTGTGGTGTCATGCTACCGCTCGGTGCTGCACCACCACCTTGCACACTGTTACCACGTTGCATTGCTACTGCTGCTTCTTCTGCAATATTATCGAACGTGTTAGGTGGCAGTGTTAGATCATTGAATGCATCATCCAGCACAGTAAGGATAATCTTCATTGTAGTAGATGGTGCAAACTGTAGTGACTTAGATAGTAGGTCTACCATCTGCAATGCTTGCTGACGCTTTGCATCGCGTGTAGGTTTCTGTGTAGAACCACCAACTACTTCACACGTAAACATGTGACGCAGCTCATCCGCGCCATAGTTAGACCATGCCTTTGCTCGTTCTTCACCAATGAGCATAACCACTTGGTCAATAGACATGAACTGAGCGCACACGTATGCAACATTGTACAGCGTCCAACCGATTGCATCCTCAATAGAGTCGATGCGTTCATCTAGACGTGTCGCAGTGGTGCTGTTGTATGACTCAATAGCCTTGTTAGTTGTGTTAGTCTTAAACTGCACACCACGCATGATGTCTGTCATGCCTGATACACGGTCGATAGATGACATAAGACGCTGCGTATCAAACAATGGCAGCTTAGATGCTAGTACGCTAGGCTTCTGCATGAGTGCATCAGATAGTTTTAGGCCATCTGGTACGGCTACACCGTGTGCAGTAGGTGAATTACCGCCAGTCAACCACTTCTCAATAGTCTCTTTGTCAAAGCGATTATCAAACAGTACGTTATCAATAGCATCCTTGCGTTCACGATGGAATTGTGAGTGAATCTCATTGATTCCGTCCTGCTGGTCTAGGTAATACGATACGTTAGACCGTGCATATGCGCTTAGTGGCGTAGTATTAAACACCATAGGTACATATGGGAAGAATGTAGGCAGTCCGTAAGGATCATTCTCTACCCAGATAGGCCATTCCCACTTATTGAATGCATACAGACTCACACGACGAGTGCGCTTGTCCCATACACGAATGCATCGTGTGCGGTATGCCTTCTTTAACTGGTCTACATTCTCATAACCGTATGCTTTAGGCTCTGAGTTATTCTCAATGATGTTAGTGAGTGATGATTCAATGTCTAGAGCAGAGTCTGCACCAGCGCTAAGCACTGCTGTAGGCTCATAGATGCTCATCACACGGCCATCTTCATCCTTCTCACCATACCGTGCGTTAAGATAAGCAGTAGGCCATGTCTCATCACTGAACATTACCTGTGCATCTGAGAAGTCAGGTAGCACAGATGCGGCATCTACAATGATGCTATGTGCAGGACGGTACTTAACGAATGGGCCAGCAGGATTCACTGAATCCATCTGATCCTCTAAGGCCATAATGCAGCCCTCAATCTCACGAATAGCCTTCTCGTCTTTGGCT